ATAATTATATACCTAATCTTTTAAAAATTGTTAAAATCAATTTTAGATATAATAAAAAATATAGGACTTTTTATAACCTATTCCCAGTTCCAGCAACAAAAAAAGACTACTAATTTTAGTAGTCTTAAATAGCTTTTAAAAGTGTTTTATACACTTTATTATATTAAATTGTTCATCATTATTATCTATAATTATTCCAAAATTTCCACTATAATAATTCATAGAAATGCAATTACCTTGCTTTTCTAAGTTTAAACATTCATCTAAAATGTTTAAACATTCTTTTAATGTATAATCTTTCATAAGACTATACCAGTTTTTAATTTCTTTTTTATTTCCATCTAAAAAACCTATAATATTACTTTTAAACATTAAATTATAATGTATAGTTTCGCCGTGTACTTCTACAACATCAATATTGTAGTAATTTAATTTATAATTCTTAATTACTTTCATTTTCTGCCTCCTAAATATATTTATATATGTATTTAATTCTATCATTTTACAATGTAAAATTCCATCTATACTGTATAAAATTTCTAATCTTTTTAATTCTTCATTAAAAGATATAATTAATTTATTCAAATAAGTTATATCTGTATTTTCAAATATATCTTTTAATATTTTCATACTTTTATATCTAATTTATATATTAATTTAATCTTTATTCCTATTGTTCCTGCTTTAAAAGTATAACCTTTAAATTCATAATTATAAACTTGCATAACCTCAAGCCTCCTTTTAAAATATTTAAGATAGTTAATTATAACATTTTCTTTTAAGAATGTCAATTATTATTTTATAATTCTACAACATCACAATTAAAGTGAATTATATTAGTTTTTAGTTTATCACTAAAAACTTTAAATTCTAAATTGTTTTGATTCTCTGTGATGTTTAAAATTGAATTTTGATAACAATAGTTTTTAAAATTTCTTATAAGCTTTTTAACTGCTCCTAAGTTAGATACTATTTTAAATCTTTTATCTTTCAAAACTATGATATTTTCTTTCATTTTAATATTTTTTATTTTCATAATATTTCTCCTTTTAATTTTGAAAATATTTAATAATTTCTTCTAAACTGCTAAATACTATAAGTTTTTTTCTTTCATCTGTTAGCCATTCCCAACCAGCTATACTAGAGAATTTATTGTTTTTGATGCTTACTATAAAACTATCTGTTTGATACTTTTTAGATAAAGCTTTTATGACCAAATTGTTTTTTAACATTATCTCTTGTAAATCTATTAATGTCTTCACTATAAATCACTCCTTTTTAATTTCGTTGCCTTATTATATCATACAATAAAAAATATGTCAATAAAAATTTTTAAAAATATTCATAATTTTTAAAATACATCTTAACTATTCATAAATTCTATTGTTACAGCATCAACTCAAAAATCACATATAATATATAATAGTATAGCATTTTCTTTTTACCTCTTTTAAATTCCAACATTTACCAGCATTACAAAATTATTTTAAAAATTTATAAAAATTTCTTGCAATTTTTTAAATAGTATGCTATAATGTTTTTGACTTAAAAGATAGCAACCTTTTAAGACCTGAACTTTAGCAATTAAATAAGATACATTATAATTAAAGTTGCTTTTAATTTAATTATAATCAGTATCAAGCATTTAAGATTTTAGAAGTTGCTTTCTTTTAAAAGCATTCATTCAAAAAATCAAACATTCTATTCTAAAATTGTAAATGTTTATAAATAGCACATAATGTTCTAAAAGTAAACAGTTCAAAATTAGAACAGACTATCTTAAATGCGAACACCCAGAAATTGGTACAGGGGACCCTCCCGTCCTCATATAGCTTGGAAAAAGCCCAGCGAGGTCGAGGCTCGTGAGGTCGCGATGGTCGAGGCTAAATCTTAACTTTGGTCGAGGCATTTTCATTAGTCGTGATACTAAATATCTTATATTAATTACTATTATTTCCTTTTTATAATGTTAAACAAAATTTCATTTTAACATCAAAAGTCTAGGGTACACTCCTTTCTTCTACATACAAATAAAATGTACCCTAGCAACCTCTTAATAATAACTCTAATTCAGTAGAGTTTATTATATAAATAGCTTGACTTCTTTAACTGTCAAGTATCTAAAATTTCTTGTTTTCATTATTTTGAACCTCCTTTCAAAAATAAATGAATATGAAAAGGACACCTATTAATTAGATGTCCTTTTTGTTTTAATCATTTAACATTTCTAGTATCTCTTTATCTGTCTTTTGTACTCCATTACAAAATATTCTTTGATTAGTGCTACCTCTCAATAATATCTTTAAGTTCTTATTCTCTACTTCAAATTTATCTGTGATTAAAAAATCAATCATTGATATATCTATCCATTGTTCCACTTCTTCTTTTGAGTAGCCTGTCCATACATATACTGTTTTGTTCGTATTTTGTTTTATTGTATATATAAGATTTATTCCTATTTGTCTATTTTTAGGGTGAAATACATCTCCTCCAATTATGGATACATTCTTACATTTAGAATTTTCTATTATATGCCATATATCTTCATAATATATTTCTTGTCCACCATTTATATCCCAAGTCTGTTTACTGTAACAATGTTCGCAATAATGGAGAGACACCCCTGAAAGTATACTGATGTTGTGAACCCAGTTAAACTATTAATACTATCATTATCTACAATACTAGCAATTCTCATATTATCATATCCTTTTAATTATTTAAAAAATGTGAGTATACTCACATAATATAGTAAAATAGTGTGATTTTACTCACACTATTTTAAGGTTGTAACTTAACTACTATATTTAATTCTCTTTCATACCTCATATACTCTACATCTCTATTTTTCAATTTCTGAAATTTCAAATTTTGAAAATCTAAAAAAGGGAATAGGGGTAAAGGGTAATGGGGTATATCCTCTAAGGGAATAGGGATTATTTCTTCTTAGGTAACCAACCTTTCATTCCAGCATAGAACATTACTATAAAGAATATAAACCATACTCCTATCTCTATTAACAATATTGTTCCTATTCTATTTATAGTAAATATACCTAATAGATTTAAGAACCATAAGATAAAAGTAATAAGAGTTATAATATTCAATGCCCATACTCCTATAACAATTATAAATACTATTGCACTAATTATAATTTCCAAAATACACCTACCTTTGTAAAGTCTTGTAACTCTTCTATGGCTATATGTTCTCTTGTTAAATTGTATTCTCTCATAACATAATTTATAAAGTTATTCACATTTTCTTTATACCAAAAAATAGTAGCCATAGGAACACCTTTAATCTTGTTATCAGCAAGAGTTTTAATTCTATCTTCAAATTCTTCTTTTGCTAATTCTTCTCTACTCTTTTCAGGTTTTGGTTGTTCCTTTTTCTTATCTCTCTTATTTAAAATAACTCTTCCAACAATCATAATTACTACCAAAAATACCAATACTAAAATAAAAATTTGCATAATTACCTCCTATATTTCTTTTCTAAAATGTCCATAAATGCTTGTAGTAATAGTAAAATACTTTGTTAGTTCTTCTAAAGATATTTCATAAGACTTATGTTCAGCCCATTTATCTGTTGAAGATACCCAATAAGTAAATGTTATCTTATCTGTTACACTAATACTTAATCCTGTAATATCTAATATAGCATATAAATCCGTTGTTTTCATAACATCTTTAAATTCAATATTTATATTGTTTTCATAATTCACATAAATATTAGATACTCCTAAGTACTCTTCATCTCTAAAAAGCATTTCTATTACTTCCAAAACATTTTTGGCATATTGTTCATTACATTCAGTAAAATCAAACTTATCTAATATTTTAAATAAATTTTTATGATTTTTTCTACTTTTACTATGTATTTTAAAATTAAAATGTCTACCTAATACATCATATTTCTGTACATTTACTTTACTAATCATATTATCAATCCCTTCTCTCTTAATTTAACTATTGTATGTGTTTCTATTTTACTACATTTCATTAGTTGTTTAACATCTGTTTTTAAAGTGTATTTATTAATTCCAGATATAACAATTAATTCAATAGTATCATCAAAATCTGAAATTCTAATTTCTGAAAGAGTCACATAAGGTGTCACATAAGTATCTTTCGTAAAGAAATATACACTAAATCTATCCTCAGCAAAGTATTGCCAATGTAAAGGTATTATATTACTATGAAATAATTTCTGTATTATTTTACATGTATTCTTACCACAATTATCTGACATATTTACTACTTCTTTATTAATTATTTCATCTACACAAGCATAATAACCTTTTTTATCTTCTGTTTCCCAAAAATGAAAATTTACATTATCGTGGTAATTAATTCTGATATCCTCTTTACCAAAAATATTTTTATTTGTTTCATTTTTATTTTTTACTTTAACCACAAAATCAACCCCTTATAATTTTGAGCCTGTGAGATAGCCTTAAAAACGGTTTTAAAAGATTAGATGATTAATTGTATACCTATGTCTTTTAAAATGCTTTAAACAGCCTCTCACAAGGTCATTTATTTTATACACATATTATAGCATTAATTTTATAGTTTGTCAAGAGAAAATTTTATTTCATTATATTTGTATGAACAAATCTATTTGTTATTTCTTTCATTCTACCTTTAACTGCTTTTGTTATATTATAGTTAGAAATATATCCACAGCTCCTTCTTTGAACTTTCATTGTAGTTCCATCTATATTTCCACAATTAGGACAAGTATATTGATGTCTATTCAAATCATAATTCATTTCTCCTACATATCCACATTTATAACATACATCGCTTATTGTATTAATAGCAAAATATTGAGTTCCACACTTATAAGCATATTGTATTAATTCTATAATAGCTTTATAATTGTGTATTTTACCTCCATTCTCTACATAACTAATATTTCCACCATTGGCTAATTGAGTAAATTTACTTTCAACTCTTATTTTATCAAAAGGGTCTATTGGCAATTCACTTGAAAAATGAAAGCTATTTGTATAATATTCTCTTTTTAGTAACCAATCAGGCATTATATCAGCAAACTGTTCTTTATCTTTTTCAAAGAATGTACTTATGGATGCTTCACTTGGTGTAGAATACAAACTAATTGGTAAGTTGAGGTCTTTTTTAAGTTCCTCTACATTTTTTACTAAACAATTCATTATTTGCATACCTAATCCATATCCTTTATCTGTGGATATATTTTCTTCATTATTTGTTAGCATTCTAACACAGTCATCTATACCTAAATATCCATAAGATAAACTAAATCTATCACTTCTTAATAATGGTTCTATATCATCATTAGGTTTTAATCTTGCCAATCCACCATTCATAAATAGTATTGGTACTTCTTTTGGCTTTAAGGTTTTTACCTGATTAAATCTAAATATAAAAGCATCTTTCATTAAAGTTTGACTAACATTATCTATCTTATTTAATAAAGTATTTATATCTCCTTTTTCTTTTAAAGTTTCTAAGCATAGATGAGGTAAGTTTAAAGTAGTTACTCCAAAGTTTGCTCTACCATATTTTACATACTCTCCATTCTCTTTATATTCATGATTTACTCTACTTCTACACACAACCTAAATTAATAGGTAGCCGACTATATCTTCAACTATAAATAAGGTTATAGTTGCCTTGCACTTCCTTATTAAGAGTTTCACTTAATAAGTACCCTACTTAGTTATTCCCTAATTCCTAAATTAGTTATCTGTTCGGTAGTCTGTTTACATTTATTTGATTTCTCAAAATTTAGCATAGTGATTATTCTTATACTTGTAGAGTTTCAAGTATAAGACCTCCCCTATTAGCAAGAGTATTAATAAGTCATTTCCTACTTAACCAAAAGTTACTCTCACACCCTAGATTTCTAGGTTCACAAGGTTTTAAATGAGCTATAATTTTATGTGTTTCTAACCCATTCTAGCATAATATTTGTTATTGTCATAATCAGATTTTGAGTACATTAGTAAATCAGGGTAGTATGTTTGTGCTATACATTTACTTGCTTCTTTAAGTAAATAGTAATATTTATCTCCCTCTTTTAAATTATAACCATCTACCACATACATAGAAATTTTAGGAAATATTGCAATAGTGGTTTTTTTGCCATCTGTTAAACCTTTTTGTCTAACTTTAAAATAATTACTAATAACTCTTTCACTTTCCCAAGAGGTAGGAATTGCCATAGTTATAGTTACGAATGGAACTTGATTGGCATTCTGTAGAGAATTACATTGATACTCAAAAGTTTGACAAGCATCATATATATCCTTATCTGTCTTATTTTTAGCTTCTGTGAACTCTCTTTCATATATCTTTTCTAACTTTTTATTTCCACTATCTATCTTATCATAATTATTCTCTAAGTCTAAAATACACTCATCTAAGCTAGAATTAGATACATTATGTATTAGTCTATAAATCTCTATAAAATTCTTTCTAAAATTCTTTTTGGCATATATACTTAGTAACTCATTGAAATCACTTATACTTGTACCCTACCTACTGCATATTTCTATGCTATTATATATATATATACTATTGTAGGATAGACTATATTTTCATCCTACAATAGTAGGATGCACCACCTTTCCAACAGTGCTAATCTCTGTCGTACTCTGTTACACTCATCACAGTTAGTCGTTACAAAATTGTTATTTTATATATTTAAGTCTTGATATTCTAATTTTTCTATCTAAAGATTTGTTATATTTCCAACCTTTATTTATATAATTATGTTCACAATTTTTAGGTATAGGTATTACATCACAGAGTTCATAAGCAAAATTCAAATATTTATACATAATTTCAGATATTCCTTGAATTTCAATTTTAAATAGTTGTAAACTTTTATTAGCAATTCTTGAATTTTCTTCTCTTGACATATCTTCTAAATTGTTTATATTATTATTTTGTTTATTTCCATCAATATGATTAATAGTATCTTTTAATTTACCTACCCAAGTTTCATACACTAATCTATGAAGTCTTTTATAAATTCTCTTATGTACTCCATTTATTATCATAGAAATACACACTTCATAGTAACCATCTTTATCTATCTTTAAAGAATGATAACGAGGATTTTTTATATCTGTTCTTCCATTACCACCTTTGATTTTTATAGATATTATTTTTCCACACTTAGATACAAAGTAATTTTCATACTCAGTTTCTTTAAACAAAATATTATCAAAAACTATTTCTCTATTAATTTCTATCAACCCCTTTTTAATTTATATATATTGTAGTTGATAAAATAACAATTTCTCGGTATTACCTTGCCATATCCTATTACTAGACTTAGGTTTAGGCTCACTTACATTTCTCATATTGTTACCAATACTCTATCCAATTTCTCGGAGGAAAACCGATAGCAATTAATTTTAAAATTAATTACACCCTTTTTACTTAGGTTAGTGGTGTTTTACTACGGCAATACTATTTACCGTATTGTGAATTAGATACACTAAATACTATTTGCATAAGAACTGTACTAGCAACTTGAACAGATTTAGGTGTACCAATATAGGCATTGGAATTTTTAAATCCATTTTCTAGCATATCCTTTACATTAGGTATAGAACAGTTAGTGCTTCTTGTGTCAAAGTCAGAATCATGGATATGAATAATTTTCATACTATGTGCTTTGGCTAAATGTTTAGGCAATATCTGTAACAATCTATTTCTGTAAAACTCCCCTGCAAGTAAATCTCTTTTTACATTAAGTAATTGAGAATCTTTATTAGAATTTTCATCACTACCTTGTTTTAATATTTTATCCATATCTGCATAAGTCTTTTCTAACTTCTGTTCTCTTAATACAGTTCTTCTTGTTCTGTATCTCTCAAACTCTCTCGCAGTGATTACGAGGTTATTTTTCACTAAGGTATCAAATACTAGGTCTTGTATCTGCTCCACTGTCATTCCCTCTCTAATCGCTTTACAAACGATTTCAGATAATTCCTTAGCATTACCTTGTTCTTTTGTTTCAGATAATGCTTTACTAATTACCTTTTCAATCTTTTCAGGATTAAATTCCTGTAATTCTCCATTTCTTTTAACTATTTGCATTTTGTTCTCTAATTCCTCTCTATTAAATGTATCTATTTGCCATAAAGATAGATAACATTCGATATCAGGTACTAGATGTCTTTTACCTATTATTGTTAAGTTTTCTTTCATTTGTGGTTGTTCTACTGTATATATCGCTATTTCATACATACTATCCTCCTTAGATAACAAAAGAGTGTCAAAAGTAGACACTCTGTATATCATATATTACTTCTTTTTTACTCTTTTACCATATAATTTATTAATATTAGTTATTAATTCTATATATCTTTTAGATTGTCTTTCTTCATCTGTTAATACATATCTATCCTCTATTTTCTTTTGATTAAGATTATAAAAAGTTATTAATATATGTGTCTTAGATACTAATAATAGCTTTCCATTCATTAATAGAAAGTGATATACATTTTTTTCAGGTTCAAGATATACTTTATATATAGGTGCATAATATAATGCTCTATATTTTCTTTTCCTAGAATGTTTACTATTTAACAGAATGAAGTTTAAATCTAACCCTTTTACTTCTGTCATATTCTCTTTTTGGTAGTCTTTCTTAGCTCTTTATAAGGTATATTTACTTTGTCCTTATAAGGTTCAAAAGACTTCATATTCTTAACTAATATTAATGGATTATTATTAAAGTCCACAACCTCAAAAGCAAAATCTTTAAATGTATAATAAGCTAATGTAGGTTTATCCTCTACTACTTGTAATACATTTTGTTTATTAATTATTAATTCTTTTGGTTTATAGGTAGCGGATATAGATGTGTGTTGTTTATCATCATATATAACTACATCTATTGATTGCAATCTCCCTTTAATAATCTCACTCTTCTTCATATTGGTATTCTTTGTTTGATGGTCAGTAACTAAATACTGTTTATAAATTTTAATAGATTTTAATTCTTCTCCTTTTGTATGTATAATACATTGTTGTTTAGGTATTCTTAATCTCCCTCTATTAAAATTTAAGAATATTGTTGTTTCTAGCATAATATCATCCCCTTTTATAATATTTATCTTCTACTAATTGCATAAAATCTATGTCTTCTTTTAATTCAGATATATTAATTTTTATTAAATTGGCTTTAACCAAAACATAAATTGTATCTTCTAAGAAAGCAATAGCTCTATAATATACTGTATCTTCTATTTCATAATACTTAGAAAAGTGTAACTCAATTTTCATATCCTTTAATTCTAAGTCATATCTAGATGGAAAATATACTTGAATATTCTGTTTATGCAATAATTCTAAAGTTCTTAGATATGTTTGCATTGTTTTCTGTGATATATTATGTAAATATACCTCTTGACCTTCTTCATCTATAAAATCTAATATTTTTAACAGGTTATTATACTTCATAAGGTCAATATCAAATTTATAAGTGTGCTTTCCCAAGTTTATCTTTATTTGAGTTTTTAAGTTATAATTTACTGACACTTTACCTCCTTTATTTTCTTACTTGTTTTAAATAGGCTTCATAAACATATACACATTCATTTTCAGTATCAATATCTACAAGAATTTCCAAGTACCACTCGTCCTCATCATCATACTTATATCTATTTTCTTGTAATACCCATACATCTTTTTGTTTGTGTTCTAATATAACCTCATATTCAGTGGGTACACTACATACAATATCATCTTGCCAAGTGTCTAAGTCATAACTCCACATTTTTAATTCTTCTTGTAATGCTTCCCACTTATCTAGGGTCATACATTCTAACTTTGGTTCACAAGGTTTTACTATTTTATTTTTCATAATATCACTCCTTTGTACATTAATTTTTATTTTCATAATTCATTATAACATATTAGTTAGATATTGTCAAGTGAATATTTTATTATTTGTACAATAATTTATTTTGTATTGGTATGTAAAAGAAAAATAGCACTCTGAAATAGGCTAGAAATGGCTAGTTATTGAGTGCTATTTTATAAGTGTTTATAAGGTTATTTTTATATCCTCTCTTAATTGAATATATCTCTTATTATCTTCATAAACTGTATATTTCATAATATCATCTCTTTTTTATTTAACTATATCATACAATTCTTATCTTGTCAAGAAACTCTTTACATAAGAGAAAAATATCAAAATTTTCCTATTATAGTGTCCAAAATTTAGTATTTTAATATAGTGTACCACATTACTCATAATTAACTTATTTGCAAGTAAGAAAAATACATTGTTTTACTTTTATTTCAAGCAAAAATTAATAGTGAGAGAATAGTTGAATAGGCATTCAATCATAAAATACTTGAACGAGAGTGAAAGTCAATAGTACCAATGAAATATTACTAATAGTTGTAATGATTACAAAGTTGATAAGGGTACAGAAGAATTGTTAAAAAGGATAATAATTAGTGAGGGGAGAATAATAGTGATGGATTATGGAGGAATAGAGTGTATCTTATTACTAATGAAAAAAGAGGGGTGAAGTCCTCGCCTCGACCTGCTGACCCCTCTTATTATACACACATATAAAATATCCTCCACTATTTTCTCCTCTTTCATATATCTTCCTCTCATTTTACTCATTTCCATATTCCCCTTTCACTATTTTTGTCTATATTTCCTACATTTTGTTCAGTTTCTGTACTCTTATTTTCGTTATCACTCAAATATATGCTATCTCTTTCATACTCTCATTCTGTATAACTCTCAATAGTTTCCTATTACTCATATTCTACTCTGATTGTATGGTAGCTCCTAATTGTCTACAAGATAAATCGGATATTCACTCTTTCCAATGTTCTTATAAAGTACCTAAGAGAGTTGTAGTTCTCTAACTTTATAACCTATTATAGCATTAAAAAAGAAATATGTCAAGTTATTTTTTCATATTCCTTTTTTTATTTTATTTATAATATATTGTAGTGTATAAACTTCTAGTTTGACCTTCAACTACAAGTCTTGTAGTTATATCTACTATCTCTTTCATCTCTTTAATATATGCAGTTATACTGTCACTATGTATATATTCTAAATAAGGGTATTGTAACGAGTCCTGTTCTGATGTTTTTACTATCTTTTTATTATACAAAAATAAATCGTAGGATTTAATCTCATATTCCAACATAGTTACAATACAATTTTCAGTAATATTATTACTAATTACATAGCTATTTGGATATACTGATAAATAAGTATTTATTGTTTTTTGATGTCTTTCTGCAAGAATAGACATATCCTAATTATGAACTCTATCACTTACTACTAATCTTATCTTTTTAATCATAATTACTCCTTTCTTATATATTTAATAACTGATATTTACTTAGAGTAGATACCCAAGCATAAACATAATTTTCTCCTATATCTACATATTCTATATCTTTAATACCTTTTAGTTCTATTTTTTGACTAAACTTAATTTCTACACCTTTCTCTTGGTTTATACATCCTTTATATATAATAAATTCTATTAATCTTTTATCTGCTATTCTACATATCTTCAATATCTTATCTAACAATTTACCTTGAATATTATATGATATATTATTTATTTGTTTTATATTTGAACTTAATCTAAATATATAATTATTTTCTTTCTCTTCTTCTTTGACACCCTTCCAAAATTCTTTTAATTTAAGTGCTATTTCTTCTGCTTTTTTCTTATCTATAAAATAATTACCTAATTTGTAAGAATTATTATCTATACTATAAAACATTTCTGTACTCTTTTTTATTGTTAGGTCAGAATCTATATAGTAATATTCTTGTCCTTTTACTCTATTATAATTTAATTCCTTATTAATTTGTTTAATCAAATTTGTTAATTCTTTTAATTGTATTTTATTCAATAATTGACTTTCTAAATATTTAATATGAGTTGTTTTATCTAAGATATACCAACTATTATTAAAATTATATACAGCATATTTATCTGTTTTAACATAATATATTATATCTTCCTCTTGTTCTACACTATCAAAATTTACTTCTAGTGTAAAAGCATATTTTCCATTAAATACCTTTTGTGTTTGTAATGTTATCTTTTCCATAAATACCTCCTACTAATTATATTTATTTTACTCATCTGTTACTGCCAAAATTAAAATTAAAAGTAACATCTATTCCTCCCAATCTAAATACTTTTCTTTCTATCTTATTGTGTATTCTTTTTCTTTACCACTATAACCACTCTCTTATACTAATATCTACACTTGCATTAGGTTCGTCTATTATTATTAATAGATTCTTATTTTGAGGAGAGTTTCCTCCATTATATTTACCTAATTTAAACTCTAATAATACATTATATATTAAGTTCACAGTATTTATTATTGACATTTTCTTCTTACCATCTAATAATACTATATCCTCATCATTCATAGTTACTTTATACTTAGGTTCATTTAATATTATAGTTTTGGTGTTTTTATCTCCTTGAATATCTAATAATAACATATAATTACTATTTTCTACTCTTACGGGGTTAATTATTTCTTCAAAACTAAAATCATCTATAATGTTTATTATCTTTATATCTCTCATATTATCACTCTCCTTTATATTTGATATCTTATTATATCATATCTATTTTATTATGTCAATACTTATTTATTAATTTTCCTCTTATCCTACTCTACTCATAATTATACCATTGGTATCTTTTTGATACCTACTTTCTCTTTATATACCAATATAAAAATGAAGCGATTAGAGATATTTTAAGGTGCCTCTAAAATGTTAGCCATATAATTATATACCTCACTTGTTTTAAACTCGTTAAACGAGGTGTGAGAGGGTCAAATAGAATTCAGTAAATATTAGTATTTTTATACTATATGAAAAAAAGAGATGTATTTACATCTCTCTTCTCTCCTTATTTCTTTATCTTTGCTTTTGTCTTGTTATATATTTCTACTATCTTATTCTTTATTGGTGTTCTAAAATATGATAATAGTAATATGATAACTAAGATTAGTATGATTAGTAATCTCATATTGGGTATACCTCCTTTTTGTGTTGGGTTATTGGGGGATTATTCTATTCGAGCTTGAACATAAATAACTCCGTTTTGTAAAATTATTCTTCTATTAGAGGTTGATTCTGTAGTACCATTATAAAGAATAAATCCTTGTCCTCCGAATAATTGTAATGCACCAATTATTTTAGTATTACCATCTATTACAATGTTTTCTCCTCTAACTTTAAAATCTCCATTAACTACGGTATTACCATTTAAAGTTATATCTCCTGATTCTACCTTATCTTTAACTTTATTAGCTGTAGTGTCATCTGTATAATTAGTTGCTAATTCCCAATCAGATTGATTAAAATTATCTGTTTTATTTCTGCTAGTTTTACACATATATAATTGTTTGTCATTAACCCAAAAATCCCCTTTATTATAAGGAGGAATTGGAGTACTTGTATATATAGTAGATTTATTCTTAGCTAAATTTCTAGCAATTCTGTCTTCTGCTGTTGATTGTATGGGTTTCCATTGAGTGCCATCCCATCTCCACATAGTATTGTCGTCAGATTTATACCATAAATCCCCTGTATGTGCTTTTTGCCCTTGTTGTGTTGTCCAATTTGTAGCAGGGTCATTAGGTTGATACCAAGATTGTATTTTACCGTCAGTTTGTTTACCTAGTGTTTCATCTACAAGTTTCTTTATTCCATCTATTCTAGCTTTTACATCTTTTATAGCTTCATCTTTTGCTTTATCAGAGGATTTTTGTATAATTTCAGTCAATAAATCATTATATTTTTCATAGTAATTTACAAATACTCTTCTAAATTCGTCAGATACTACAGGAGAAGTAACATTCATATCTGCTAATAAGGGGTTACAGAAGTCTATTACTTTTTGTTGTAAAGTATCTAATACTAACATCTTAGGGCTTAATTCAGGAAACACATCAGCTTTATTTTTTAAAATAGAATGATTAGCTTTTAATATTTCTACTTCTTTTTTCAAAGATTGTTTTTCCATAGGAGTAATTTTATTATCTCCACCTATATTTTCTATATTAGTTATAGTATCAGATACATATTTATTTAATGATTTAGATATGTTAATACTGTCTTGAACATAGGAATTAATATTATTAAATTGACTATCCCAATTTCCATTATGATAGAAATAGATAATATAATTATTATCAGTATCTACCCATAAATCCCCAGTTTTTGCAGTACCTTTTGGATAACTGTCAACAAAATGAATTTTATTATTGTTTTCAACTTCTAATATTCTGTTCCCTATTACTTCAGAATTTCCATTATTATTCTTATATATCTTTTTATCTGTTACATTAATAAATATATCTTTATTTCTCCAAACAGTAGGTGTAGATTGCCCTATAAATACATATCTTCCATTTAGGGTAGAAATAATATAAGGCTCTCTAATATCCTCCCATCTATTATGTCTAAAAGATTTCCTAATTAATCCTGTATTAGGATTAAACCATATATCTCCTTCTTTTAATTGATAATTAAAATCAGATACAGGTTCATTTACTTGATGAAATACTTTTTGTCCTGTTTTAGCAAATGTAGGTGCAGTATAAAATGACACCCAAGTATTATTCTTTCTTATGTATATATTGTTGTTGTCATCTGTGTCCACCCAAAAATCATTATCTTGAATACCTATGACTTGAGGTTCATTAGAGTATATAATCTTAGAAAACTCTAAGTTATTCTCTAAAGCTTTATCCCTTGCAGAAATCCAGTTTGCACCATCATAAATGTAAGGCTTATTGCCATTTGCAGTATCATACCAAATATCTCCTTTCTTTAATCTTGTAGTAGAATTATTTAAAGGTTTACTGCTATCTCTAAATACTCTATTATTTTGTAAAGCATTATAAAGGTCATTATCAGCTGTTTTATTGGCTTCTCCCACTTGGAAATTACCTCTAAAAGTAGCTCCGTTGACCATATCATAGTGAAAATAGTTTTTATTATCTCCTATATGTATTCTTCTACCATAAAGAGTACCATCTACATCTGTGTGTATTGTTATGGCTAAGAATTTTACCTTTTGACCAGCTAATATTTCATTATAATTTGTAGCATACATCTGTCTTTTTCTAATCATAGCACGATATTGTAAATCTGAATTTACTAATATCATTTCTCCATTAATATCTACTACAAATTCTACACCTTTACCAAATAATTTATCCTTATATTCTGCTTGTTTAGTGCCGTCGAACCCTTTAAACCAAATATAACCATTATTATATTTCTCTACTATTGCAGAAAACTCTTTTTCATCTATCTTAGATACCCATACTTGACCTACATCATCATCTTTAGTTGAGTTAGATTGTCCATTACCTAAATTTTCTGTACCTGTATTTGAGTATTTAGGTATATTCAAAGGTTTATATTCTAACACATTCTTAATATCTAATGAATAAGGTTTAGTATTCTTTTTATTTACATTTAAGCAGTCTAATTCTACATTATTAGTATCAGAACTAATTTTAACAGATAACACTATCCATTTATAAGTATCTTTATTTATATTAGTAAATATCGGGTCATCAATAGTTATAATATCTAAAGGCTCTATATGAAGTGCATTAAATAATTTTAAAGGTAATTTATATTTAGTAGTTTCGTTAGATGTAGCATTGTAATTATTTAATACATAACCTAACAGTTTTTCTATCTCTGTCTTTTCTAACAATCCTTGACTACCTAAATCATATTTTTTCTCTTCATATAAAGATTTTGAACTTTCTCCTATTTTAGTTCTATCACTAGACACTCCTACAAAAGATTGCTTATGTTGTATAATAGGATTACCTTTAATATATAATTCTTGTAGAAATACAACACTTTCATTAGGAAACTTAGTAAACTTATATTTCTTACCATAGTTTCTCTTAGCAAAAGGACTATCTACTAAAATATAATGATGTGTTTCACTTCCAACTGTTTCTACATATTTACCTTTAATTGTCCATCTGATACCTTTTAATTTATTATTATATTCTTCTAATTCTTGTTGTGTAGGGTTATCTTCAGGTTTATTTACTATGAGTACATCTCCTATATGATATAGACTAATATCAGATACTCTTAGAAATTGATTACCTTTTCTATCTATTTCTTGGTCTATGAATAATTGAGTTTTGGGTATATTTCTTGTATTCATTAATATAAGAGTGGCATCTATATTTTTATCACTGTTTAAATTTTCTTCTACTGTTAGTTGAATATCAGAATTATCAAAGGTAGTGTACTCTGCTACCCAACCTTCTTCAAATTTCTTTTCTGTAATATGATTAGACAACATATATATAGGTGGATATGTAGTAGAACTGTGAGATTGAGAATATTCCATATTATATTTAAGGTTTTGATTATCCCAAACTCCAAATATCTTATTTATATCCTCTACTGTACCACTATAACTACCTACTTTAAGATTACTAGCACTACCAAAAGTAATATCTATTGTTTCTCTATGTATAGGCTCTCCGTCTACTTTTGGTAATATAGGGTAATCTAATGCAAATTCTCTCGATTGTCCACCTATATTTCTATTAAATCTAAATATGTCAGGTAATTCAAACCTTACATAATATAAATCCATAGGTTTAGATACTGTATTTAATAAATTATTAATATATTTTTCTTTACCTTGAACAAGCAATCTATAGTCTTTATCCCAAGCAAAGAATGTTAATTTAACTTTATTAGGTGCTTCTTTAATAATAACTCTACCATAAAATTCAGTATAAGGATTAAAAGTGCATTTAGCTAGTACATAATCTCCTATGGTACAACTTGTAAATAAATCATTATTAGGTATTGTTATTTCTAAAGGATAGTAAGTTTGTCCACTAAAACCTAACATTTCATTAGACATAAAAGCATTTGGTATTTTCTTTTTAAAATTTACATAGCATCTATCTAGGTCATCAAAATTATACATAGGTAGATTAGAATAGATATCTCCTTTTACGGTGTTAAATATAAGTTTATTATCATCATTTACCATAATATCACTTATATTAGTACTAAAATGGTCATCTACTTGTAAATTATCTATAAAATAATCAGTAAATATCTTTATCCGTTCAAATTTATCAAAAGTAAATCTAATAGCACTATGTTTACAATAGGCTTTTAATAACTCATTAACCTTTTTAAAAGATTTTAAAGCTATTCTATTTACTGTTATAGCTTTATTAGGGTCTACTCCAGTAACATAATATACCTCATTGTCTTTTAATTTAAAAATAGTTTTAAAGAACTCTTTTGGTTGCATATTCTTTAAAACTTGAATACTAGATACATCTTGATTATACCATTTATATAAATAACTTTTTAATGCTATTGTAATTCTTTTTATTTCTGAAGATGTTCCTGTGGAAAAACTAATCTTTTCTACAACACTTAAATTTTTAAGTATCATATCATTATTTTGTCCTTTAAAGAAATATACAATAGTTTTCTTATTATGCACTTGGTATTCTTGTAGAGTAGATAAAGGACTCCATCTTTGAAAATTATCTGTGAATACTAAACTTCCATTAGATAAATCTACTGAAAATAAATCTGAACTTGTATTAGTAGCACTGTCAGTGAATGAGTAAGAGAGTATATCTGAACCTTGATTTTCATATGTAAGTATTGTTACTAATCTACAATGTTTTCCTATCAAAGTTTCAGTTGCTTGTGTGTGAAATTGTTGTCTAATTATATTTATATGACAACTATCTTTTTGTTTTCCATCTATTGTATCTTTAGTAGTATTATCTATACTAAATATCTTAACTATTTCATCTCCAACTACTAAATATTGATTCTTATACTGTGTTACAGGCTCTTCAAGTCTAGTAGGTATAACTAATGTGTCTGTACCAATTAAAGAGTGTATAACAGTATCTAATGGCTTTATTTTAATATTTATATTAGATAATGCTATAAGACTATTTAAAGTTATGTCATTACTTTCTGCTAATTTTCTATTCAATCTTAACCTCTTTCCATTAAAACTATATCTCCAGTAAAATATGTTACCTCATTATTTTCAGGTTCAGCAAGAGTATTTTGATTCAATCTTAATTCCTCTCCATCAATAAATAAATCAGTAAATATTTTATTGGTATTTAAGTCAATCAATATTATTCCATCATTAGCATAATTAAATATGTCTACTAATGTGTTATATTGACTTTCTAATATTTTTGCTATTGTTATTGTTATATATTTTCTATTTGCTACTTTCTCGTTGATTATTCTACCTGTTATTGTAGTAGTTTTTTTCGCATTTCTGTGAGTGTATGCTATATTATGTGTACCTTCACAATAACAGATAAATTCATCATTGAGAGTTTTAATCTCATACATTCTTAAACCCCCAATTTATGTTACCGTAGATTCAATCTAGGTAAAGTAAATTTCTTATTTTAAAATAAACTTTGTGTTTTTATTCCTTGTACTTGTTCTTTATCTAAATATCCCCACTCAATTAACTTCTTTATTAACCAATTTAATCCTTTTTGAGATATTAGAGGCTGAAAAGCTAACTTATCTGTCTTTTCTACATAGATTTCCTTAAATTTCAAATATCCTCTATCTACATATTGTTGATAAGGTTGATTTCTTTTATCTAAAATATCTTTATCTCTTAATAAAGCTAATAAAATATTTCTACCAAATCCTAAATCTTCTAAAAGTTTAGCAACTGTTTTAAAATCTATGTATTTTTTATTATCTGCTACTTTATCATAGAATAGTGCTTTTTGTTCATTAGGTTTTACATATTTATCATAAAATACACCAAAGTATTCTATTCTTTCTTGTTGATTATTAGAAGTTACTATCTTACCTATTAAAGCATCTCTTTGAGATAATTCATATTCTAACTCTGCAACTCTATTTTTCCAAAGCATTGATATATTTAATCATAGCTTTTCTAACATATTTAGATTCTCTACTTAATATTTGTTTTGCTTGGTCTAAGGTGAGAACAAACATTGTTCTAATTTCTCCTTTTTTGTCCTTATACTTAACCTCCAAAATTTTTTGGTCGTTAATTTCTTCTTCAAATTCATCACGAATTATGGCTAATAATGTGTCGTGTCTTAATTCTGTATATTTACCATTTTTCTTTTCTACTTTTCCAAGAGATAATCCTTTTTCAAGTTTATAATTATACTCTTGTTCTCTAAATACATTAATTTCCTTAACTAACTCTAAACTAGATATAGTTTCTTTTCCTTTATTTTGTAATACTTTTAATTTTGTGTTCATTACACACCACTTCCTTTTATAATTTTATTTAGTTAGTTTCCTAACTTTTATTTCATTATATCATAAAAGAAGTGTTTTGTCAAGTGTAATTTTAACCATAAATTCCGTTATTATAAGTACCACTATTATAAGGTCTATTAGTTAATTGAGGTCTTGTTCCAAAATGAATTTCATATCTACCATCGCATTGTATCTCTACTTCTACTGTATTTTTTTCTTTTGCATAGTCTTTTTTGTAACCACTAACTACTTTACAATTAGGATATATTTCCATAGTTTTTGTATTTGGATGGCTAACTATAATTCTAAATACTTTACCTAATAAATCATTACCAAAATCTACAAAGTTCTCCCCTACAAAATAAGATAAATTTAGTTTAGCAATCATATTAGTTCTTAATACTTCTTTTCTTCTTTCATTGCCAAAAGTTTCATTAGTTATTTCCTCATCATATTTTAAACTTTCATAATTAATATGTTCTCTAATTTTATTAGTAGTAAAATAACTTTCATCTTTAAAAGTATCAGCATTAAAAAATTCTTTAACACTCGAATAGTGTAACTCTATTGGTGTAGTAATAGTTTGGTCTGTCTTATATACTACCATATTAATGACATTATAGACTAAATCTAATTTATTTCTTAATTTTTCAGATAAAGTTACTGTTTGTCCACTAACAGACAATTCACTCTCTTTCACTCTTAAATTGTTTATATAAAGTGCAAATAAAGAATAATTATTAGGTATTGTTATTGTATAGTTTGAATGTAATTTTTGATTATAAAGAGTTTTAGCACCTATTTTATACATTAATTGTTTATTCCATACCATTTTATAAGACGTATTACTAGATGTACTGTTTATAAGCATGTATTTATCTTTATCTGTTGTATATATTAATAAATAATCTGTTGTTATACCTACAACGCTGTCAATTTTTACATCTCCTACATTAATTTTACTCATTAAATTATTATTATTCTCATCTTTTTCTAATATTCCATTTTGATTTACAGTAGGTGTTATAGGTATCTTAGTTATCTTATAAAGCTCTATATATAATGATTGTGCCGTTAGGTTTTCAGGTGTACCTGTTATATCTATCATATTATTACTCCTTGTTATAATAGGGTCTGAACCTCCCACGACTAAAGTCGCAGGGTTCTAAAATCTTTAAAAACTTAAAAATTTTCTAAGAAGTTTGATAGTTCTTACACTACCCTTATTCTTTTAGGTGTGTTCAGTTCACCTCTATTGTATAGGATACTTAAATCCACAACTTTACTTTTTCTTAGAATATTTAATGCTCCATTACAATCTGCATTTATGAGTTTACCCGCACTTGTTTGATATAGTCCTCTTTTTATTCTCTTTCCACTGAATATATATTCTTGCAGATTTTCTTTATCATATACTGGAATTTCATCTCCATCAAAGAAACTTGCTTTTGATGTATAACTCTCTTCTTGTAGTTTAAATTCTATTCCATATAGTTTACATAGATATATTAATTTATCTCTTAATTTTCCATATGGTATATTTACAAAGTTTTGATTATTTATACTTCCTATATTTGAATTTCTTTGAAAATCTTCATTATATCCTAGAACTAGTTTTCCTATATCATTATTAAGACAATAATTTATAATTATTCTTGCTGCTTTTGAAAGATAATCATTTATACGATTATTTCTCTTTCTAGTTATTCTCTTTTGCCTTAATGTCATTCGCTCAATCTTTTGCTTATCTTTTATACTTTGTAATTTTGCATTTATCTTATTATAATACTGATTTATTGATTTTAATTTTCTACCATCTATTATGAATGAAGCTCCAGTATTTGTAACACAAGTACAAAGATTATCTATACCTAAATCAATTCCTAGTACATTATTTTCATTTAATTCCCTTTGAACTTCTTCTACTTCATAAGTATATTGAATTTCAAAGTACCTAGAATGTTGTTTTGGTATTATTCTAATTTCTTTTATCTTCTTGTCAACCAATATTGGTGGTATATTAATTTCTATTTTCTTATGTTCTTTTGAAAATAGATTAGAATACGGTATTGTAAGTTTATTTTCATTTAATCTAACAAAACCTATAATAAGAGTAGTAAAACCCTTTTTATCAAGATAATTAGGTAATTTAATATCTTTAAAATTATATTTACCTTTTTCAGCTAACTTTATTAAAGAAAAGAAAGATTTAAAACTTCCATCTACTTCTTTTAGAATTTGTTGAGCCATATTAGAATTTAATTTCTTGTAATTCTCACTATTTTTAAGTATTTTATAGTTTTCATTATAACTTAAATACTTTTTCTTATTAAAATAGTATTGCCTAATATTATATATAGCTTCATTAGTTAAGTTCTTGGCTATATGTGATAAATATTTTAAATTCCTATAATCTTTTTTTGATAATTGTTTTACTTGTTGTTTTAATGTTAAATACATTCTAACACCTCCTTTCTATCAGAGATATTATACCATATATTTTACATTTTGTCTACTAAAAAGTAATGTTTTTTAAATATTTTTAAAACCCACAACAGTGGGAAGTGTCATTTAATAAAGCCGTTAAATAGCCTTATACCCTTAGTTATTATATTAATTTCTTTAAATCTATTCCTTTATCCGTGTTCAAAACTTCTATTGTATCATTAATGGTAGCTTGTACAAATTGTTTTACTTCAGCTTGAGGTATTACTACACCAGCATTCACTTGACCTGTAATATAGAAATTATTAATTACAGTTTGAGATGTACCTGTTTCATATTTAATCTCATTATTATTATTTTGATAATTAATATCTTTATTAAAATTAAACATATCTCTAATTGCTGTAAGTTTTCTTCTTTCAGTTTCAAGTTGTAATCCAGTAGACATTGCCATTTGAGATAATTTAGATAATTCATTTAGGTTCATATTACCCCTTAAAGTTTTATCTAATTGTTCAGATAGTTCAGTAAGTTTATTACTCATAAATTTATCTATTAATCTCTTTGACATTTCTTCTCCAATAGTATTACCTACAAGAGTACCTACTTGTGTTAAAGCACTATTCATTTCAGTAGATTGAATACCTTGTTTAAAGTTTTCAAACATTGATTGTTGTGTTTTAGTTAGTAAATTTAAAGATGACATTTCTGAAAAAGACATTCCTTTTTCTCTTGCTACTTTTTGTAAACCAGCTAAAGCAGAACTAAAAGTGTCTGTTTTCTCTTTTGCCTCTCTAAGTAAATCTATAACATTAGAGAATGGTTTTCTCATTTCACTAGCAATCTTATCCCAAGTCAAATCTCTACCTTGTTTTTTTAGATTAAATAATAAATCTCCAATATTCTTAAATTGTAGTTCTAATCTCTTAGATGAATTTGAGAATACAGTATCAAAATAAACTTGTGACATATTATTTAATAATGCTTGAACATAAGGTTTCATAGACCCGACAAAAGATTCTCCAGCAGTTTTACCACTATCTTTCCATTGAGTTAAGAAATCTTTTCTGACATCAGACATAATAGTAACTAATACAGACATTTGTTTAGCTAATTCTCTTATTTGTTGTGTTATACCTTCTGTTATTGTTACTCCAGCATCTTTATATATTTGAGTAAGATTTTTAACTAAATCCTCTTGTTTAGATACACTAAATCCTTGAAAAGCTTCAAAAGTAGTTCTATAAGCAAACTTATTTATCATTTCTTTTAAATTTATCATAGAAGTAACATAGTTATCTACTACTTTTGCATAGTCTTTAAAATTATTTTCAATACCTTTACTATATGTTTTTAACCATTTAGAAAAATCTTCTAATTGTTTGACTGACATATCAAGAATACTACCATTAAAACCATACTCTTTCAATAATTCTTGAGTAGATAATTGATTATTTTTCAACCAAGTTACAGTAGACTTACCTGTAAACCAATTTCCTCTTGTTTTGCTTTCTTGTGTTAAATAACTAACATTACCAAAATCTCTGTTTACATTAATTACTCCATATAATTTTTCTAAACCACCAGTAATTCTAGCTATATTATCAATCGTAGGCATATTAGAGAAAATGCTAATCATAGATTGATTTAAGTTAAGTAAATTAGTATTAAGACTTTCTAATCTATTAGCAACTATTTGTAATTGTCTAGTGTTTTCATTATATTGATTTCTAGCTTTTTCAGATTTTTTATCTGCTTCTGCTTGTCTATTCTTATTCTTTCTGCCAAATATACCTCCTAGTAAAGATAATCCTGTACTTGTAAGCATTCCAGCAGGACCACCAAAACCTAATAGATTAGAACCTAAAGCACCTAAACTACCAAATAATTGAGAAGTAGAATTATTAATACCTAGTGCATTTGTTAATGCTTGTCCTACTTGAGCATCTGCATTAGCTCTGCCAAATAAGTCTTTCATTTTAGACATAAATTGTTGTAAAGTAGGGGATAAGAATTTCATACCTTGTTCAGACATAGAATTAGCATAATTACTTAATCCTTCAAATAATCCCCCAAAACCAGCACCAAATTTACCTGTTCCACTATTTTTCATAAAATTAGCCATTTGAGAAAAACCTTTTTGTGCTACATCATTCTTGGCTTTTATTAACTCTAATTCTTCTCTTGTTTTTTGTACTTGTTTTTCTTGTAATAACTTAAGTTTTTCTCTAACTTTAAGTTCAGTATCTAATTTTAATATTTTGGTTTCAAGTTCTTTTTGTTCTTCTTGGGTTAAAGTAATTCCTTTTGCTTGTTTATCTTGTAATTCTCTTAATCTCTTTTCTATTTCTTTGGTATCTTCAAAGTCTAATTTAGCATATATAGTTAAGTCTTGTTTATTAATTACATCTGAATTAATAACATTGTTCACTACATCTTGCATATCTTTTGATAGTAAAGATAAATTAAGATTTTTAAGTTTAGATTTAATATCTTCTATTTTTAAACCAGTCAATTCAATAGTATCAGCTAAAGTAGAAAAATAATCTTCATCAGATAGTTTATTTAAAGAATAAAGTTCCTTTTTATATGAAATAAGACTATCTATTGCTTCATATTGCTTGTCTTTAACACTTTCTATTGCTTTCTCTAATAGAGATAAAGAATTAATAGCAAAATTATCAAATTTGTTCATATAAGACATATAAGCATCATATAGTTTAGATAACTCTTGTTGTTCCTCTTTAATAACTTGTCCATTCTTTCCACTAAGAGTATCCATAGCTGTTATTTCTTCTATTCTAGCTTTAATTCTTTCCATAAAGGCTTTATCTGTTTCATTAGAATCTTTTTGAATATACTTTTGATTTTCTATTGATAATCTTTCTTTTGTAGCTTTAAGAGTATCTAATTCAAGTTTAAGTGATTGTTGTTTGTTAAGATATTGTTGATATTCTTTTTCTAATCCTTCTTTACCTATAAGATAAATAGCTTGTTCTAGTGCTAAACTTCTTTCTTGGAGTTTAACATATTCCATCTTATATTCAGTTTCTTTATGCCTTTGCTTTTTATGTCCTGTTTTAGCATTCTTTTTATTTTCTTCTTTTTGTATATATAAAGCATAAGCCTTTTTATAAGTTTCTTCTTTATGTCTAGTTTCACTTAATTCCTTAGCGTATTTTATTCTATTCTCTACATCTTTTTTTTCTAATTTAGATAAATTATATTCTGCTCTTGCTCTCTTTTCCATACGAGGTTGCATTTCCAAACTATATCTTTCTGCCTCTTGTAGAGTATCATAATTTACTTTTTTATTCTTTTTATTAGCCTTTACAAACTTTAAGGCGTCATCCAAACTAATTTTTCCGTGTTCTTGTATATAAGCATTTTCTGCTTCTTTATCTTTTATAGTTTTTTCTAATATAGTTTTTGTTACTTGTAAATGTATTTGATGGAATCCTACAGCTTGTTGTAAGACAATATTTATGGCTTCTAATTGTTGTTTAGCTTCATCTAACTCGTGTGTATCTAAATTAAGATTATATTTTTCATTAAAGTGTTTTCTAAATATATTAGCAACTTCTGTAGCATTTTTGCTTACATCATAAAGTTTATTAGTAATTGGGTCAAAATACTTACCTGATTTTGCTAAATCTTCATTTAGTGTATTTACAAATAATTCTAGTGCTTTATCACTACCTCTTAAAGCATCTTGATAATCTCCAATTTCTTTAGATAAGTCTTGCATTTTATTAGTATATTCTGTTAATTGTGTATCTGATTTTTCTAATTGTTCACTCATTTTTTCAAAATCAGCCTTACCTGTAGTTGAAAATTGAGATATTATCTTTGTAGCAGTAGTTACATCTAATATAGCACTATCATTTAAATCACTATATTCTTTTTGAAGTTTTTTTACAAGGTCAGTTTCTTCACTAAGTAAGGCTTTTCTATAATTTATTGCAATTTTTACATTTTTAGCTTCTAAATCAGAGGAAAATCTCCAATCGTGTGAATCCGTATAAGAGTTATCTTCTCTACTTTTTATAGCAATATTATATTGTCTATCTATTTCTTCTAAAATACTTAATTGTTTTTCCTTAGCTTTTGCAATATCTTCTTTAAACTTATTTGTATCTACTTCTAAGTCTGAAGCTAATTTTATTTTCATTTTATATTCAGATGAATTTTTTAAAGCTTCTTGTTGTTTATCCAATAATTCTTTTATTTTCTTTTGTAAATCATTTTCTGAAAAAGCTAAATCTACAAGAGTTTTAAATTCAAAAGTATATTCGGTATCTTTATCTAAATTAATTTTATCCATATTAGCTTTTATACCAGAAATTTTACTATTAATGGCTTCAAAAGTTTGAATAGTTTTTAAATTAGACTGAATAAACTCCTCTTGATTTTTCTTTATTTTGTAATATATAAAAGAAATACTTGTAATTGCTATTCCTATCCAAGATACCCAGCTAGATATAAAGGATTTTAAACTATCCCCTACAAAATTTAAAGCATCTTTCCAACCTTTTATATGTAAATGAAAATAATGATTTAACTGACCGAATGCTATACCTGTAGTTAATAAAGTTTTACCTAAGAAACCAACAGTTCCAGCCACATTTGCAAAAAATCTAGCAACATCGTCCAAATAACTTTTTGGATTTTCTGCTACTAATTTATTAAAAGCATAGACTACACCTGTTAAAGCATCTCCAAGATAATACATACCATCAGCACTTATATGCTCTAAGTTTTGTTTAAATAATTGTAATTGATTAGTCATAGTAAACATTTGTGCTTCAAAATCTGCAACATAATCTTTACCTTGAGTAATATTACTCACTAAATTGCTTATATCTCCGTTAACTTGACCTAATAATACTTCTAAGTCAAGTGCGTGTCTTTGAGTAAACATTTTTTGTAAAGTTTGACTTGTTAAGACACCTTCTACCTTTAACTTAGACATTAATTCTATTGCTAAAGGCAAATCTTTTTTTGCTAATTGTGAAAGTACATTTGCATTTAATACATTTGAGTTTGTACCTAGTGCTTTCATATACTTATCATCTAATTTATAATCTTTTACATTTGTATTAAAAAGATTTTTTGCTGTCTTTTCCATCGTTACTAAACGAGTGAATAAAACACGGATTTTAGTACCACTTTCACTAGCACTCTTACCTAAGTTATTCATTACTCCAAGCCCTACTGCTCCTACTTCTAATAACTCTTTCTTATAAGCTTCTAAACTTTCCCCAGTTTTATTACTAGAAAGAGCAATCGCTCCTAAAGCACCAGCCACTTGGTTCATACCTCCACTGATACTTTCCATACTAGAAGCTGTTTGTATTGCAGTAGAGTGTAGAATATTTAATACTTTTTCTGTATTTTCTGAATTAATACCTAAAGATACCATTACCTTTGTAACTGTTTTAGCCGTATGTTCTAAATCTTCCCCAGTTGCAACGGCTAATTTTGCTGTTTCTCTAGTAATTTCCATAGCTTCTTTATAACTTCTTCCTGTTCTTACTAAGGCATCTGCTGTTTTAACTAACTCATTTGCAGTTTTAGGTATTTGAGAAGATAGATTTAGAAATTCGTGCATACTATCCCCAAAGGAACTTATACCTTTTCCTGTCGCTATGTTTAAATTCGTAACACTAGCTTCTAATTTAGTAAACATATCTACTTTACTAAATAAACTTAATAAAGATTGATAACTATAACCTAATGCTTCTATACTTATTCTTAATTGAATAAATTTAGTTAATACATCATCTTTTGGAGCTTTTAATCCTTCTTTTGAAGCATTCTTTAAATTATAGTACTCTCTTGATAAAGTTGCTACTGCTTTTGTTAAACTAATTATTTTAGTTTCAGTAGTAGAAGTATTAATAAAATTTAAACCATCTTTATTAATTTTACTTACTTCTTCTTGAATAGCTTTCAAACCCGATAAAACAACTTTAAGTCCATTCTTAACCTTATCAGTCTTTAACTCTAATTCAATAAAGGTCTGTCTACCTGCCATTTTACCTCCTTATTTATTTTCTTTCCGTAAATTTTCATATTGTAATTTTTCTACTTCATATTTCCTAGATAAATAAGCTCTTTTAGTTTCTATCTCTCTAAAACTAAATTCACTCATACATTTACCTATATTTTCTTTAAATATTACATTATTACCAAATTCAGCACACACTTGTATAGACATAAAGGCTTCAGATAGATGTTCTGTCTTTTTTCCATTTTCCATTTCACTATGTAATATATTTAGAAATTCCTTAATTAACTTATTCTGTTCATCTAATATATACTCTCTGATGTCATACAATTCTATTTCAGTTAATTCTAATTTAGTAATAAGTTTACCTAACTCATATATATCTTTTACTCTATATTTGTCATATATTAAGTTATCTTGTATAAATTCTATGTCTTTTAATTCCTCTACATCTGATTTATCTATAAGGAATAAATCTATGTCTATAAAGGTTATAATATCATCTATAATGTTTTTAAGTTTTTTATACTCTAATAGTTGTTTATACTCTCTACTTAATTGTGTTTCATTTACAGATTTATCTTTAATATCCTTTATATGAAATAAAAAGGGAAGAGTTATATCCCCATTTAGTTTAAACTCTCCCCTCCTTATAATTTCTAATTTGTTGAATATACTCATTTTGTTTTAGCCTTTGTAGTAACCTTTTTTGAGGTTTTATTTTCTTCTTTGACTAATTTATCCTCTTTTGTTTCAGAACTCTTTAAATCAGCCTCTAAGGCTTTTATTTCTTTTTGTCTTTTCTCTAAATCTTTTTGTAGATTAAGTAAAGTTTCTTCTCTCTTTTCTTTTGGTAGACTATCCATCATAGACCAAAATTTAAAAGTTTCCATTTCTCTTGTTAAATCTTTTACATCCGTAACTTTAGCTTTTAATAATGCAACTAATTTAACTAATAAATCTATCATTTCAGGTTGAGATAATACATCACAAAATATATTTAAAGCTCCTTGATAATTTCCTTTTTCAAGTCCTAAGTCTTGCCATAAAGAAATTTCTTTGCCCTCTTCATTTTCAAATACACAATCAAAGTCTATATGTAATATACAATCTAATAATTTTGTTTCTAATTCTCTCTTCTTGAATTTATCTCTATTCTTAGTATCATCTATAACCATTATTAAAGCTGTATCATAAGCTAGGTCAGGTCTTTCTTCCCTATACATTTTCTTAGTTTCATCTGATAATAGTCTAAAAGGTACTGTTTTTATACAGTCTTTCATATCTATATCTGGTAGTCTAATACTTGCTTTTAAACTAAGTAACTCATTAAAAGGTTTTATTTTAAAAGGTAATTCTACTCCTTTTAAATTTTCGTGTATAACTCCTAAATCTACTACTATTGTTTTATTATTACTTTCTCTTATTTCTTTAAGTCTTTTTGCTAATTTCATTGATTTTCTCCTCTTATAAAATTAAGGATAGGATAAATTAATACCCTATCCTTTTGTTTTAATGTTATTAAATTGCATCTACTGTTTGATAAGCATTCATATCTTCTATATTTCTGTCATATACAAATACCTTACAAGCATAAAATGTAATTCCACTACCTAGTGCAAAGTTTACTGCTTTAGAACCAGTTAATCCAGTACCAGCTTCTCCTACAACTACTATTGCATTTTGTTCAGTAAAATTAGTTCCAGTAGCTGAAAAATATCTAGCTTTTATTCTAGTATTCTTCTTTAATTTTCCTTTTAGAGTTCCTGCTCCTCCACCAGTTTTAGTAATAGTTATAGTACCATCAGTATCTACTGTACATAATACTGGGTTAGTTATTCCTACTATTGTACTTGCTGTTGAAGGTTTTAATACTATACCATCTACAACTATTTCATCCAATTCCTCATCTTTATCTAATTTAGATGTTTCCCCAACTTCTAATACATAGTCATCCCGTTCCCAAGTATCACAAAGTCTGTTACCACTTACAGTATAAGTATTTACATCTCCTTCATCTTTTGTCATTCCAGTTGTTGCTATTAAAGGCATTATCATTACATAAGTCTTATTTGCTACAACTCTAAATTCCAAACATACAGTTTTATTGAATGTATCATAAGCATTTCTGAATGTGTTTTTTCTTGTTGCTATTTTACCTGTTTTAGGGTCAACAGCTCCTGTAACCTTAATTTCATCTGCTTCTAACCCAAATAATGCTTTAAAAGGTAAGTTCATTTCATTTGCTTTTGCTCTTGCAGTTTTAGATTTCATAGTACCATTAGTACCAACTATAGTAACTATTTCATCATTTCCTACATAAAAACTTTCTCCTTTAAATATAGCATTAAGTACAGAACGATTTACTCCAAAAGGTGCATTAGCTCTAACAAAGTTTAAATCTTCTTTCATTTGTATAGAGATTTCAGCACTTGGGTCTTCTTCATCTAGTATTGTTGGTGCTACATTTGTACCATTACTAGCTTTTACAGAGTTTATACCATAATTACCTGATTGTAAGTTATCTGTTGATAACCCAGTAACAGGCTCTTTCATTGTTAATAATATTGCATATAAAGATACAGCTTTTGTTTTATTTGAGTAACCTAGTGCAGATACAAGTATTTCGGTACTTGTTCTACCAACTGTTTGCTCTGAGCCCATGTCTATGACTGTTTTAGCCAATTATTATTCCTCCTAATTTATAGTATTAAATGTTTTTATTAAAATATAGAATGTTCTATAAATATTATCTCTATTTTCTACAAATAGAGAAGAGGTAACATTATTATTAATAAAAACATATTTATTTTTAATTAATTTATTGTTTTCTTTATCATATACTTGTAATGTGTTTCTTTTCCTATATAAAAATAGTTCTACATAACTTTGAATTTCATTATATAGTTTACCTTGTTCATCTGACTTAAAAGCTACACCAAAGTCTATTCT